ACCATGGGGAATTGGAACAACATGCAGCAATCGCCAGCTACCTACGCCTATCAGTGGGCGAAGGATGACGGCACGCTGATAGGAACCAACGCATCACTTTATCCGATCAGCTTTGCCGATGTCGGGCAGACTATCGGCTGCACGGTGACGGCGAGCAATGCGATCGGTACAACTACAGCACCGCCGTCGAATAGTGTCGTTGTTACCGCACCACCAGCTAGCCGGGGGCACGCATGACCGATTACAGCAATATCCCGCAAGTCCACGCGCTTTATCTGGAGCAGCAACAGGTTCAGATGGCAATCGATTATCTGAATAGAGGCGGCACGCTCAGTATGCTAGTGATCAATCCGCCGACGCCAACGGATGATCCACCGCCGACGCTGCAAGTGGCAGTTTCGATCCCGTTGCCGCCGCCCAATCCGCCCGATCTGGTAGTGCAGGCACTGGCCGCGCTCTATGCACGCAACGAGGCGATCGACCAAGAGTTAACGGCTTTGGATGTCAGGAAGTAAACCCCAGGAGGAGGAAGAGCGATGGACCCGATTTCACCGACGACACAGCTTAACATCAGCCTCGAAGCTCAGCAGTGGAATGGTGTGATGGCGGCCTTGGTCAAGGCCCCTTACGAACTGGCCGCGCCGCTGATCCAGTCGATCAGCAACCAGTTGCAGCAGCAAATGCCGCAGAATGGCGTGGACCAGATCGGCATGCCCCCGCCGTCGATGCCCAACTAATGCGCTACCGAAAGCTCGACGCCAATCGGGACATGCAGTTCGGCCACAGTGCGGGCGATTTCTGGCATGACCAGCCGGAAGGCGTCGGGCAATCGGTTATGACGCGCCTCTTGCTGTTCACGGGTGAATGGTTTCTCGACACCACCGCTGGAACTCCATGGGGCGGTTTCCCGCTCAATGATCTGGTGGTACGGCAGGGCCGGATTTTAGGTGTCCACACGCAATTGTCGCGGGACGCCGCGATCCGCGAACGCATTGTCACGACTGACGGCGTGTTCACGCTGAATAATTACTACAGCGCGGTCGATCCGGACACGCGGGCGTTTGCGGTTGGCGCGACGATCGACACGATCTATGGCCGTCAGTTCGAACTGGCTATCAACCAGCAGACTGAAACGGCACAGCCGGCGATCAATGTGGCTGTTGCCCCGGCCCCGCGCATGCCCCAAGGCTGGCCTGTTCCCCCGCTGTTGCGGCGCTTGCCAGCGAGGTAAAAAGCGATGGCTTTTCCGATTACCGTGATCGATGGCAACGGTGTCACTGTCCCGCTCTTTACTGATGTTCTGGTCTATTTGCAGGATCAGTACAAAGCGATCTATGGAAGTGATGTCGATCTTGACCCGGATACTCAGGACGGGCAGTGGTTATCGGTGATCGCCAAGGCGATCAACGACACCAATCTGACGGTCGCCGCGACCTATCTCTCCTATAGCCCCTCTTATGCTGTTGGCGGCGGCCTCAGTTCGGTGGTTAAGATCAACGGCATCCGCCGCTTGGTGGCGTCCTTTAGCACGGTTGCCGTCCGCTGTGTCGGGCAGGCTGGGACGAATATTGGCGGTAGCCTTGTCGGCGACGATCTTAATCTCAGCACGCAGTGGCTGTTGCCTGACGGGATCATCATCCCTCCCGAGGGCGAAATCACGGTCACAGCGACCTGTACGACGCTGGGCGCGGTGGTAGCTAATGTCGGTACGATCACGCAGATTTTGACACCGGTCCCTGGCTGGCAGACGGTGAATAACGACGTATCTGCGGCGTTTGTCGGCGCACCGGTCGAGAGCGATGCGCAGTTGCGCCGCCGCCAGACGCAATCGACAGCTAATCCTTCGCAGACGGTGGTGCTTGGCATCCAGGGCGCGATCGAAAATCTCTATGGTGTGCAGCGCGTGATGGTCTACGAGAACCCGACCAACGCGCCCGATGTAAACGGCATCCCGGCTTATTCGATGGCAGTGGTGGTGCAGGGCGGCGACGCCCAGGCTATCGCCAACGCCATCGCGCTGCGCAAGACGCCGGGCAGTCCGACTTTTGGCACCACGTCGATCATCATCTATGACATACGTGGTATCCCGGCCAGGATCAATTTCTTCCAATTGATCATGGTGCCGGTCAGGGTGAACATTTATCTGAAGGCACTTGCTGGTTTCACCCAGGCGATCGAGACAGAAATCGTCAATCAGGTTATCAATTATTTGGTGACGCTGCCGATCGGCTACGACAGCTACATCTCCAAATTGATCGCGGCGACGCAGTTACCGGAACCGGACGGGCTGACCTACGATGTTACACTGGTCCAGCAATCGCGCGATGGTGCGCCGCCTTCCAGTGCCGATGTTTCTATCTCGTTTATCGAGGCGGCAATGTGTGAAGCCGACTTGATCACCGTCACTGTCTCATAAGGGGAGCAAGACCATGTCTGGGCTAACGACGTACACTTCACAAGGAGTGCTTGGTCACATTACCGGCAAGACCGCGATCTTCGCGCTGCGCACGGCCTATGTGGCGCTTTTTACCGCCGCAGGGGCGGATGACGGGACCGGCTTTACCGAAGTTGCCGGGGGAGCCTATTCACGCGTGGCCACGGCACCGACCGACTGGTCAGCCCCCAGTTCGCAGGCCCCGAGCCTTATCCAGAACGCGAACCCGATCGTCTTTCCGGTCTCGACGGCAGGCTGGGGCACGGTCCTCGCTTTTGGTATCTACGACGCGGCGACGGCGGGTAATCTCATGGCATGGGATTATTTCGGGGCCTTTGCGTGGTTACCCTGCACGGTCAGCGCTGCCGCGCCGGCCGTTATTACATCGCCCCGGCATAATTTCCTCAACGGCGACACGGTGATGTTCTCGCTCGAGTATGGCGGCGTTGCACCGACTTACAATCAAGGCGGTCTGACCGGGGCGCTGCTTGTCGCCAACAGTCTGACCGACACCTTCACCACGACCCAAGGCGGGCTGGCGGTCAACAGTATCACCAGCGGCGATGGCAGTGTCCGCAAGGTCGCCACGCAAAGCATCATCGCCAATGTGCAAGCGACATTCCCTGCCAATTCACTGTCGATCACGCTTGCGTAGATGGCTGACGAGATTGTCTCTGGGCTAGCAGAAGTTAATCTTGCGGGGACTATCACCGCGAGAAGTGCCGGGCGTGTCCTAAGTATTAATGTGCCGGTCCTGGCCGGCCGCATTACCGCGATCAGTCAATTCATTGGCGTGCTGCCGCCTTATCTCAGCGGGCGGATCACTGCACGCGGGCAGATACACGGCCGGTTCCCGCCTTATCTCATCGCCCGCGTCACCGCACGCAGTTCGGGCGGCGCGCTGCCGCTGATCTTTAATACGCCGCCGAATATCCTGCGGATGCTTTACGGGCGCGTCACCGCGCGCGCTTATACCGAGCTTCGACCACCGAGCTTTACCGCCATTTTGAGCGGCGGCATCACCGCTAAGTCATCAGCGTGGATGCTGGATGCGATCCTTGTCACGATACCCGCCACTTTCCTGACCGGCCGGATTATTGCGTCAGGCCGGATACGGCTGCGTATCGCCCATATCTCGCCCGAGCCGTTGAGCCTCTCGGGGAGGATCACCAGCCGAAGCCAGACGCGGCTTCTTACTGGTCCCTATTATGTCGCGCCGCTGGCGGGACGGATCGCGGGCCGCGCCCAGATATTTGGCTTCGCGGGACCGTGGCAAAACATTCTCGTCGGCAGGATCACGGCGCGGGCGCGAGCGGCATTTGCAATTGCTGAAGTTGCGGTGCCGCTGCCGCCTTATCCGCTGCCGTTCCCGACTTTTAACACGATCGATTATCTCAATCTGATCACCAGCGAGCACAACCAGCGCCCCCGCTATATGGCAACCGTGGCGGAAAGCATTGGCGCGATGATCGGGGATCAGCAACTTGTCGCCGGTATTCCGGGCCTTTTTGACCTCGATTACAGTGTCGGTCAGCAGGAGGATTTCACCGGGGAATGGATTGGCAAGAGCCGCTGGATCGAACTTCCCGCCGTCTATTTTAGCTGGGACGAGGAAGGCTTAGGCTGGAACCAAGCCAATTGGAAAGGGCCGATGGACGCCGACAACGCGCTCCAGCGGCTGGACGATTATCACTACCGGCTTCTGCTCTATTCGACCATTATCGCCAATCACTGGGACGGCTCGATCCCCAAAGCCTATGAGGCGTGGGACACGCTCTTCCAGTACACCGGCCTCAAGGTTGTCATTCAAGACTACGGCAACATGACCATGCTCTACGGTCTGTTGTCGGAGAGCGCACCGGATATCGTGCTGTTGTCGCTGTTCACGACCGGTCAGATGGATTTGCGCCCCGAGGGTATCGCGCTGCGCGCTTATGTGCTGCAACCGACACCGGGCAAGCCCTTCTTTGCCTGGGATGCCGCGTCCACGTCGGTGCAAGGTTGGGATGCTGGGTATTGGGGCGTCATGCTGGCCCCTGGTGAAGGCTACATCCCTGGTGTCGGCACGGTCTGGGACGGGGGCACCGGACTGGCACGCGATGATGGCGGCGACGAGACCACCTGGGATGACGGCGACACCGTCTGGGATAGGAAATAGGGGATACCGATGGCTGATATCTCGAACGGCGCGGGCAATGGTCACGACGTAAATCGGCTAGCCGG